AGGCCTAGAAGATATGATGATGTACCCCGGAGGCACTCCCGGTTTTTATGACCATGGTACCTTTGATTTAGATTTGCCAAGAGCTCCTTCGCCTGAAGAAATAACTCAGCAAAGAATAGACCAAGTATCACAATTTGAGCAAGAACCCATGACAGGTGGAGATAGATTAGCAAATATTTTTGGTTCACTAGGAACTCGATATGGGGCTTTTGGTGGTTCTGCAACGAATTTACCTGATTACACCACAATGAATTGGGAAGGAATAGGTCCAGCAAGATTTTCTGATGCTAGATTTGACCCACAAAGAACAGGTTATGCTGATACTGGAATGAGATCAGATAGTGACAGACCTTATGCTTTACCCGGTGGCTATGCTGGTGGAGGAATAGCAGAGTTACTTCATTATTATGGAGTTTAAGCAATATGCCTCCTATTGTTGGTAAAAGAAAATTCGCTTACACTAAGGCTGGTAAAAAGAAAGCCAGTGCTTACGCTAAGAAGACTGGCAGAAAAGTTAGGAGAAAATAACACATGGCTACATCAGGGAGTAAAAATTTTGAACCAGATGTAGGCGAGTTTATTGAAGAGGCCTTTGAGCGTTGTGGCATTGAATTACGCACAGGTTATGACCTAAAAACAGCCAACAGAAGCCTTAACATCATGTTAGCAGAGTGGGCTAACCGAGGCTTAAACCAATGGACTATTGCACAGAAAAGCGTAGCGATGGTCAAAGACACGACTGCTTACAACATAGATTCTACCAACGCCACTGCTCCGATTGATGTTTTGGATGCGTTTATACGAGAAACAATCAGCAGTGAAGTAACTGATTTGCCCATGGCAAGAATAAACAGAGCACAATATTCTTCGACACCTAAAAAAAGCAGTACAGGAAAGCCCATTCAATTTTTTGTAGACAAACAATTAACCCCTACGATTACAGTTTGGCCCGCCCCTGATAAATCCAGCACTTACACCATCTATATGAATGTGCTTACCAGAATGGATGATACAGATGTCGGAGCGAATACTTTGGATATGCCTTACCGCTTTTACCCCTGTCTCGCAGCTGGTTTGGCTTACTATATTTCATTGAAGAAAGCTCCAGAAAGAACAGGTATATTGAAACAGCTCTACGAGGAAGAATTTTTAAGAGCTCTGTCACAAGATGAAGAAAGAACATCGCTTCATATCGGTCCTGATCTAAGGAGTTACAACACAGCGTAATGGCTAATTTTGCCAGTGGTAAGTATGCGTGGGGAATCTGCGATATAACAGGTTTCCGCTATCGTTTAAATGAGATGAAAAAAACTTGGAATGGTTTATTGGTGGGACCTGACCAATTTGACCCCAAACATCCACAATTAGACCCTCGCCCAGCTCCCACTGATAGCGAGGCATTGAAAGATCCAAGGCCAGATATGACAGATGACGCTAATTTCTTTTCGGTTTACACCAATGTAGGAACAGGTAAATTAGGTAAAACACTGGAAACTTACGAGATTGCTGTTGAGTTAGGTTCTGTTACCATAACAACATCATGAGCTTTACTTATAGCACCCTGAAAACAGCCATAGGCGATTACTTGGAATCTGCGGAAACTACTTTTACTACCCATTTACCCACATTTGTTACTGAATCCGAAGACCGCATATTTAGATTGGTCGAATTACCTGAACAAAGAAAAAATGTTCAAGGAACCACATCAATCAGCAATCGTTTTTTAGCTTGTCCCACTGATTTTCTAGCTCCCATGAGTCTGGCAATTATCAGCAGTAGCACTTATTCTTATCTGGATTTAAAACACGCTTCATTCTTAAAAGAATACAGTCCGACTACATCTGTGACAGGACAACCAAAATATTATTCCATTTACAGCCAAGATTCTTTTGCTTTGGCTCCTATACCAGACGCAGCTTATACAGTAGAATTACACTACTTATATAAACCATCCTCGTTGACAAGTGGTAGTGACAGTGGAACAACAGTGCTCTCAACAGATTATCCTGATGCGTTGCTTTATGGTAGTTTGGTTGAAGGAGCTATTTTTCTCAAAGAACCTCCTGATGTTATTGCCCAATTTGAAGCGAGATTTAAAGAGGCAGTAATGAGAATGAAAAATGCGTCAGAAGGAAGAGAAACCAGAGATGAATACCGATACGACAGTCTTCGCACTAGAGTATCGTAATGAAACCCGTTAAATCACTCGAAGGCAAGCGAGTTGCCCTCCTTGGTCTGGGTATATCCCAAATAGATTTTGTCATTGGTATGGAAAATGGCAAAACATGGGATGAGGTATGGGGCATTAATTCCGCAGCTGGCGTATTTAATTGTGACCGCTTGTTTATGATGGACCCAGCCAGTCGTTTTTTTGATACAGATGATGCTGGTAAACAGACCAGTGTTATGCGAAGAATCTTACCCAAACTTAAAATACCTATTTATACTTGTGAGCTCGACCCCAGAGTTCCCAAGGCAGTTGAATATCCACTGGAAGAAGTTGCCAATTACAGCAAGTGTGCTTACTTTAATAATACAGTGGCTTATGCCATAGGTTTTGCACACTGGAATAAACTCGATGCCATAGACTTATTCGGCATAGATTTCTCCTATGCACACGATTTACATTTTGCTGAAGCTGGTCGTGGCTGTGTTGAATTTTGGTTATCAAAAGTGATGGAAAATGGCATGACAGTCGGTGTTAGCCCAAGGTCAACAGTGCTGGATTCTTGTGTTAGTGCTAACGAAAGATTGTATGGTTATCATCGTCTAGCAGATCCACCCATAGCAGTTCCACACAAAGAAAAGTGGATTATTGCTTCACAAAGTAATATAAATAATGTTTTAGAAGAACACAATATGACTTTATTAACAGAAGAAACACCACCAGAACCCTATAAAGGTTAATTTCATGGGAAGGGATTACAAAAAAGAATATAAAAACTATCATAGCCAGCCTAAGCAAAAAAAAAGAAGAGCTCATAGAAATTGGGCTAGGGCTCAAGCTGAACAAAAAGGTTTGGTAGAAAAGGGCGACAATAAAGATAACTGGAAAAATGTTTCAGTCCGTGGTAAAAGCAGTAATCGTTCTTTTGCCAGAACCAAGACAGGCAGGAAAAAATACTGATGTCTAAAAGTTTTATAGAATTAGGCCAAGTCAGTGTGCATACCACACAAAACAAGGGTCACGACCCTGAGTTCTGGGCAGAAGCAATTACCAAGAAGATTTGTGATGTATCGACCCAAGCACCAGACCATATACGCCAACAGGCTTTAGCTTTTCAAAACCACATTTATACTATAATATTACATGGAATGAAAAATGCTATAAATTCTGATAGAGTAACAATCAGAGGGCTTTTGAGCAGTCAAGGCCATGAAGATATGGCAAAAATTATTAAGGAGCTAAAATAATGGCGATTACATCAGCAATATGTTCAAGTTTTAAACAGGAATTATTAGTAGAAGGTCACAACCTTACTCAAGGTTCAGATTCAATTAAATTGGCTCTGTATACTTCTTCTGCTACTTTGGGAGCTACCTCGACAGTCTATGTTACAACAGGTCAGTCGACAGGAACTAACTATTCAGCTGGCGGTCAGGCTTTAACTAACGTAACCCCAGCTTTAGTTAGCACTACTGCTGTGTGTGATTTTGCAGACGAAACTTTCAGCACTGCAACTGTGACAGCTAGGGGTTGTTTGCTATACAACAGCACCAATAGCAATAAAGCGTTATGTGCCATCGACTTTGGTGGAGATAAAACTTCTACAGCTGGTGATTTTACAGTTGTTTTCCCAAGTGCCACAGCCACAGGAGCTATTATTAGATTAGCCTAGAATTATGGTAAACTTTTACGCAAGAGAGTTTACTTATGCCACTAGCTAAATTTAATTTCAAGCCCGGTATCAATAAAGAAGAAACCGATTACTCTAATGAGGGTGGTTGGGTAGACGCTAATTTCATACGTTTCCGCAAAAATCGTGTTGAAAAGATAGGCGGTTGGCTAAAGGCTTCCACATCGAGTATTTTGGGTAGAGCCAGAGCTTTACATCAATGGGTGAGTCTTGCTGGAACACGCTATATGGGCATTGGTACTACGCTGAAATACTACATTGAACAAGGTGGTGTTTTTAATGATATTACCCCCATCAGAGCAACCACTTCAGCTGGAGATGTAACTTTTGCCAAGGTTGCTAATGGTGATGCAACTATTACTGTGACTGATTCAAGCCATGGAGCCGTTGTTAATGACTTTGTTACCTTCAGTGGAGCAGACAGTCTGGGTGGCAACATTATTGCTGCGGTACTCAACCAAGAATACCAGATTGCCACTGTTACGAATGCCAATGTCTACACCATTGAAGCTAAAGATACCGATGGCGATGAAGTTACAGCTGCTGCTGGGGATTCAGGCGATGGTGGCAGTAGTGTAGTTGGAGCTTACCAGATTAATGTCGGCTTGGATGACTATGTGCAAGGCACTGGTTGGGGTATTGATACATGGGGAGCTGGAACTTTTGGCTCTGTTGGTGCTCTCGATGTCAAAAATCAACTAAGAATATGGACACATGATAATTTTGGCGAAGATTTGGTGATGAATGTTAGGCTTGGGGGTATTTACTATTGGGACACCAGTGCTAAAACATTAGGAACAGACAGAGCTGTAGCTCTTTCTGGTGTTGGTGGAGCAAACTTAGTACCCACAGTGGGTATGCAGGTTATTACTTCAGAAACCGACAGGCACTTAATTGTGTTAGGAGCTGATGTCCTTTCCAGTGGTTCCAGAACTGGCACCATAGATCCCATGTTTATAGCGTTCTCTGATTCTGAAAACGCCCTAGAATTTGAGCCAAAAACCACCAATTCAGCTGGTTCGTTGCGATTGTCCAGCGGTTCACAAATTGTAGGTGCTGCCAAATCCAGACAAGAAGTATTGATATGGACAGATACCAGTTTGTATAGCATGAATTTTATAGGTCCACCACTAACATTTGCAGTCAACTTAATTAACGAAGGTGCTGGCCTGATCGGTCCTAAAGCTCATGTCAATTCACCCAGAGGTGTCTTTTTTATGAGTAAACAGGGCTTTTATTTTTATAATGGTGCCATTCAAAAACTGCCCTGCACAGTACAAGAATATGTTTTCAATGACTTGGATCTTTCCCAAGCCTTTAAATGTCACATCGCCTTGAATACAGAATTTTCAGAAGTGTGGTTTTTTTACCCTTCGATAGAAGATGCTACCAAGGAAATATCCAGATATGCCATTTATAACTACGAAGAAAATTTATGGTCAATCGGTTCATTGATAAGATACGCTTGGCTTGACAGTGGTATTCAGAACAAACCACAGGCTACTGGTGTTTCATCTGGCACTTATTATTTGTATGACCATGAATCGGGTTTCAATGATGATGCTGACCCCATGGACAATGTGTATGTGCAATCAGCGGATTTGGATTTTGGCGATGGTGAAAGTTTGGCATTTATAAAACGCATATTGCCAGATATTAAATTCATTAAGGACACAGGCACTGACCCAGATGGAGCAATCAATATTGTCTTGAAGGAAAGGGATTTTAATGGCGAAAGTCTAAACACAAATTCAACCAACCAAATAACTTCCACGACCACACAAAGTTATGTACGAGCCAGAGGCCGACAATTTGTTTTGCGTTTTGAATCGGATGATGACAACACGACAGAAGATCGGAAAGATTACAAGTGGCGATTGGGTAGTACCCGATTGGATATACAACCATCTGGTAGAAGAGGAGCATGAGCAAATTACTGGAAACACGCCTCCCTTTAGCTCAGGGAGTTGACATAACACCTGAATTGTTCAATCGTCTGGTGCGGATTCTGGAAATTAACCTCAGTGCGGTTGACCCTGATAAAACCACTGGTTTTAATGACGATGAAATAGATGAATTGCAATTCGCCACTGGTAGTATAATATTTAACACTACGAGGGAAATACATCAGGCTTATGATGGGAATGCCTTTAGGGATCTTTACAGTCACAGGACTTATCCCACAGGTCAAGGTGCTACCTTCAGTATAGGAGCAGTAACAGTTACAACGAGTTAATTATGGCGATAAGTGAAGATTTACAAAGAAGAATCCAGAATTTAACAGGTGATACT